TTACAGATTTTTATCAAGAAATTCATAGAACAAAATTAAGAAAATATAGTTGTAATGATAAGATTGTTTGCCATGTATTTGCAATTAAGAGTATTATATTAAAAATGATAGATCAATTGTTTCCTAGAAAGGGAGAGTTAATTAATGTTGTAGATGAAGAATTGGTGGAATTTAAAGAGAGTAAAGCAGATGGAAGGAAGAATAAAGGTGTCGCATATACAAAATTTAAGGATTGGTTAGATATTCAGGCAGTAGGAAGAGAGGTTAAAACAAAAGAGTTATTATTAGAGAGTGGATTAGAATCTAAGGAGTTAAATGAGTTAAGAAAAAGCAATAGTTTTGTTAGAGAGTGGTTTAAAGAACATACAATTAGTAAAGGTAAATATTTAGTATAATTTTAATAGGGGTAATTACCTATTATACTCTATAGGACTTTACCCACATTAAAAATTAAAAGGAGATAAAATAATGAGATATAGTGTTTACATATTAACAATAATCAAAGAGAACGAAACGAGAGCAGGAACGGCGGTCATTCACAAGTTCATTCCCTTGCTAAACTTTCGCTATCGCTTCAAGTTTAGGATTTATTGACCGATTAATTTTTTAAAACCTATAATAAATAAAAATGATTTTGAAGGAGAAATAAAATAATGAAAAAAGCTTTAAATGAACAAAAAAAACTTATAGATATTATAGAATCCGTCTCAACATCAACATACACCTGTCCAGTTTGCCATGAAATCTTAACTAGAAACTTTGGTGCTCAAAAACAATTTTACTCTCATGCTAAAGATACTGAATCCAATGTCTCACAATGCGAAGCAAAAATGAAACTCATAATAAAAGATGATAAAACAATTTTCCAAGAATCAGAATCAAATGTATTATCTACTGAATTTTATAATAAACAATTTGATGATGTTGAAGTAGAAATGTCTGATTATATGTCAGAAGATGGGTATTGGTTGACTAAGGAGCAAAAGGATATTATCTTTAGTACGGAGGATAGGGTTAAGGTATCGGCTCTTACGGGGAGTAGTAAAAGTACGACTTTGTATTACTATAGTAAAGAACATCCCTTTAGTAAAATTCTATATTTGGTATATAACAAGTCAATGCAACTAGAGAGCGAAAAAATGTTTAAATCACAAAGACACGTAGAAATACGTACCATACATTCACTTTGTTATGGACATGTCGGAAAATTTTATAAAGACAAATTAACCTTTAATTATGGTGTAGTTGATATTATCAAAGATTTAAATCTTAACTGGGATCGAGATATGGAATTAGCAGTTAAAGTGAATGCTATGATGACTGAATATACTTTATCATCTGCCAAAGAATTTGAGGAATTAGAAATATTTAAAGAAGATAAAATGAGAAATCAAATAATATCTTTATGTAATAGATTATGGGAATTGAAAAAGAAATATAAAAATAGTATAAAAATTAGTCACGATGATTATTTAAAGATGTTTCATCTCTCAAAAACAGATTTATCGAGTAAATACGACATTATTCTTCTTGACGAGTGCCAAGATTCGTCAATGATGATGTTTGATATACTTAAAAATTCCAATGTAAAAGGTATCTGTGTGGTTGGAGATCCTTATCAAAAAATTTACGGGTGGAAAAATGCGGTAAACATTATGCCATTGTTTGATGCCAAAGAATATAAACTTACAACATCATTCAGAGTATCTAATCATATCGCTCATATAGAGAATCTAATTATATCAGACTTCATTGGTGATAATATTAAAATGAAGGGATTCAATACTAAGCAAACTATAGTTGATAAAATTGACAAATCCAAACCATATGCTTGTTTATGTAGAACTAATGCTTACATATTTGCTGAGATAGCCGATGCTTTATATGAAGATAAGAATAAGAAACTTTTCTTTGTTGGAGGCTTCAATAGTTATTCCTTCGACTCCCTTAAACAAGCATATTTCTTCAGTCAAGGGCGTCCTACTAAGAATAAATTGTTCGCCAAGTTTGATGGCTATGAAAAAATGAAAACTTATGCTACTGAAATTGAAGACATCGAGATTTTATCTTTAATTAGAATGGTAGATAAATATGGTAGTAGAATTATTGAAATTGTAGATGGAATTAAAAATAATACGGTAACAGACAAGAGTAAAGCTGATATTATATTTTCTACATGTCACAAAGCGAAAGGTCTTACAATTGATATTCCTGTTTATATTAGTAACGATCATTTAGATTTAGAAGTTACTTATAGAAATAAATACCTTAAAAAAGAAGAAGATTATGATTATAAAGATAAAAAGAAGGCTAAGAAAGACATATCAGAAGAAATTTTTATTGTATATGTCGGTATTTCTAGGTGCAAAGCAGAAATTGAATTATCAGATAGTATTAAAAGATATTTATTAATGAGATTTAATCATGTTGGTCATGAATTACATAATGTAATAAATAATATAGAGATAAGTAATTTAAAGGAGGAATAAGATGATAAGAAAAGTATTTATAGATGAATTGCCAAAATGGGGAAATAAAGTGAGTTGGATAAAGTCGATAGGTCATAAAATAAAGTTCATATATGAAGACATTGAAGGAGAATTAGAAATTACTGATTGCAAAGGAGACTACGTGTATATAAAATATTTAGATAACGATGTCTTTAAAATTAATGCAAGTCAAATAAAAAATGCCAATATAGGAACTTTAATAGGTAAAATAACTAATGATTTTAAAGTTGAAATAGGAACAATATTTAAAGATAATAAAAGAGATTTAATTATTATTGATAAAGAATTCAGAGATACACCTTATTCCTACCAAAATACAAAATTAAAATGGTATAAATTTATTTGTAATATATGTGGTTGGAAAGAAGGATGGATTGAAGAAAGTAAATTATTAAAAGGAGCAATGTGTTCTTGTTGTCATAGTCTAACTGTAGTGGAGGGTATCAATGATATCCCTACAACTGTACCATTCTTAGTTAAATACTTTCAAGGAGGTTATGATGAAGCAAAACAGTATGTAAAAAATAGCGGCGCAGAAATATATCCCATTTGTCCTGATTGTAAAAAAATAAGCGACAGAATTTATACTGTACATGATCTATATTTAAGTAAGAAATTAGCCTGTATTTGCTCAGATAATATTAGATTTCCAGAAAAGTTTATGTATAATTTTATAGAACAATTAAATTTAGACTTTATTTATCAACTATCAAAAAGAAAATTATCTTGGTGTGGAAGTTACATATATGATTTTTATCTGAATAATTTATCTTATAGACCAAGAGAAGATTAAATAAAGAATAATATTAATAAATAAAATTTTAGGAGGAACAAATTAATGAAAAATAATAAAAAAGATAAAACAAATAATAACCTAAATAAAGACTTGCCAATCCCTTCATACCATGCGATGATTGATCATGACAGCAAGGAGGTGTTCGGTCTGAATATTGGAATAATAGATGCAGATTTATTATGTGATAAAAATCATAGATTTCCCAACTTAGCTCTAATGAAAATAAGTGCATATCATAAATATAGAAGGTCTGACAAAGTAACTCTACTAATGAATTATAATGATATAGAAAAATATGATATGGTTTACATTTCTAAAGTATTTGATTATACGGAAATACCAATCGATATAATGAAATATGATAATTTATATTACGGAGGAACAGGATTTTATTATGATTTAATGCCTGATCTTCCAGAATTTATGGAACATATGAAACCAGATTATATCCTATATCATAATTGGATAGGTGATATGATGAGAGAAGGAGCAAAAAGAAAAGAGTTTGAGTATTATCTAGACTACTCAATTGGATTTGCAACTAGAGGATGCTTCCGTAAATGTGAATTCTGTGTGAATAAGAAATATGACAAAGTTCAATTACACTCGCCAATTAAAGAATTTTTAGATGAAGATAAACCATACATATGTTTATTAGACGATAATTTATTTGGTTATCCAAAATGGAAAGATATTATAGAAGAGTTAGTTATCACTAAGAAATCTTTCCAATTTAAACAAGGGTTAGATTTAAGATTAATGACTGATGATAAGGCAAGAATAATGTCTAATGTTAAATATAAGGGTGATTACATATTCGCATTTGATGATATCATGGATAGAGATTTAATAGAAGAAAAATTAACTCTATGGAGAAAATACAATACAAAAACAACAAAACTTTACGTTTTAGTGGCCTATGGAAGTCAAGGTATTGGCGATGTATATTCTATGTTTGAAAGAATTAAGATTCTTATGAAATATCAATGCTTGCCATATATAATGAGATACAAGGATTATAAAGATAGTGAATTTTATGGTACATATGTTAATGTGGCTAGATGGTGTAACCAACCATCACAATTTAAGAAAAGAAGTTACAGAGAGTGGTGTCAAGCCAATGTGGATGTTAATGGAGAGAATTGTTCTTCAAATAGGTATATGAAGGATTTAGAGGAGAAATATCTAGATGTTGCTGAGAAGTATTATGATTTAAAATTTAGTGATTTTGGAAAGGTTATTACATAATATTAAGAAAAGAGTGTGATTGCAATGAGTAGTAAATCTAGATATATATTCTTACGTAGTATATTATTTTTAGAAATTACTTTTTTATTAATTTTATTAATTTTATTATTTAAAGGATGGCGAATATTTATTACCTAAACCTTAAAATAAAATTAATCATTGACATCCAATTCGCAAAATGCTATAATTATCACATAGGTAAGGGGCGGTAATTTACATTATCATTCACACAATAATCACAAACCTACCCTTTGCCCAAAAATCCAATAAATAAAAACAAAGGAGGTGACCCACTATATCAAAAACATAAATCGTATAAAACTATATCTATACACAGGAGTATTTACTAATTGCCTACTGTTCGCACTAACAACTCCTACTATAAACATATATTTCATGCAGAAAGTATCAACTTATATATATTCTATAGTAAATTGGGTAGGAATTATCACAATATTTATTATAAATTACATATTAAAACAGCAAAAGAATAGAGAATTATTGCAGAAATTCTTCTTATTAATCATTATTTTAGACGTCTTAGGATTCTTATTTGTATCAATATGTGGAATTAATAATGTAAATATACGATTCTTCGGTTTAGCGATCCTCAACGGAACCAGTGCATCTATATGGATATGTATTATGAAATCAAATATAAATAAAGTATGGCAAGGGGATGAATTAACTAATTATCAGACACAAGAAAGTTATTTGGAATCTATTGCACAGATCATGGGAGCAACATTGGCAATAGTTGTAATAAAATTTGGTGTAAGTATTAATGTATTGATTGGATTACAGATATTTGCACAGTTTATTATGGGAATATTTGATTATAAGGTGATTAGGATTGTTGAAAGGGATTTAAGGAGGTTAAATAAATGAGTATACTAAATGTAAATCAACTAACAAAACTAAAACAACTAATCTTTACTGCTGAAGAGGATGAAGAAAACCCTAATAAATGTATGGAATGTAAAGAAAATGATCCAACATACTGTGAGTTCTCTGATATATGCAATAGATATGGTTATATTTCGATTAATACAGAGAAGGGAGATATGTTAGAGGATTTGTTTGATACAATTGGATATTTGGATAAGTTACTTAGAGAAGGGAGGTAAAGCAATAAATTATAAAGTAATAAATAATTATTTGACATGTTGTGAAAATAATGTTATAATAATTAAGTAGGAAGGAGGTGAAATAAATGAATATAGATTTTCATATTGAATGCAAAGAATGTCATAGTAATAATACTTCAATTGAACATACTGAAAAATTTAATATGTGGTACGATGATAGTTACACAGAACATTGGGTTCATTTAGTTTGTAAAGAATGTGATAATAAGAAGTTGATGTGTAGTTACAATACATATTAAGTTGTTAAATACTAAAATAAATATTTATGTAAGGAGGCGAAAAAGAAATTCTTAAATATATTGGTGTTTATACAATTTTCCATCAAGAAAATACAGACGGAAAACTTAGCAAAAACAAAGAAGACAATTATATTAAATCAAAAAACAATCAAGTTTACAGATACTCAGATGACACCATAGCAATCCTTCTTCCATCTGGCTCATCGTCAGTAAATAATTTACTTCCAAAATTCGAAGCAGAAGGAATAAAAGTATGGAATATAATAAGTCCAGAGGTGTGCGAAGAAGCAATTCTAGGATTCGCAGAGGAAGATATACATAAAGTACACAATATCATGAAATTCATGAAAATGGGTAGTAAGGATCAACTCAAAGAACACAATGAGAGAATAAGGAGAAAGGAAGAAAGAGATAAAGAGAAATTAAAAGAAGAAAAATAAAGTAAAAGTTTAATACAAAAATAAATATTATTTGTATTAAATTAGAATATAAAAAAATGTAAAAATATTGACTCTCTAAGACGTTAAAATATTCGACCTATACAATTACCCTAATAAGAAGTTCAAGTGACTCAGAGCATATTTATAAACTCTACAAGTCGCTTGTAGCAAGGGTTTGATTTCGAAAAATTTTTCTAAATTAGTACGTAGGGATATATTATAAAATAAAAATATAGAAAGAGGTAAATAAAATGAAATCATATTATCTAAATGGTCTTCTTACCCTCAATGAAAATAACTCATCAAAAATGGATTACATAATTACAGATAAAATATCACAGGAGCAAACATCTATAATATCAATACTAGAAGAAATTTTTAATAGAGATTCATCAGTCAGTAAATTAATTAGAGTGGTAGGTAGAGTTTACAATTCTACAATAACATTTAATGGTATGGGTAATCTACATATGTGCAGGGATAAATCACATAAGGTTGAAGGATATTGTATTGGATCATTTCAATTAGAAAATGAATTATTTAAGAATGTAGATAATGAACTCGAATTAGTGCTTGAAGATTATACTAGCTTTGAAGTTGTGGAGGAATTAATGAGTAATGACAAAGCAAAAAGTATTATCTCATAAGGAGTTAGAGGATGATTTAGTGAGCGAATATTGTTCATTTTGTAAAGAAGAAATGATAAATGTAGAAGATATATGGACAGATTTAGATAGTGGAAATTATTGTTGCGAAGATTGTGCTAAATATAATAAGTTGAATGCTGTACCTTGTAGGGAAATGTAATAATACATAAACATTAATACAACAAAAGGTGAGTTTTAAAGGGATGGATTGGGAAGGATGATGATTAATATATTAGAAATAAATAAAGTTTATAATGAGAATTGTGTTGGTAATAACGGTATGTGTTTGATTGATGATAAGAGTATAGACTTAATTTTGTGCGATTTACCTTATGGGATTACTTCCTCGAAATGGGATAGTTTAATTCCATTTGATAAGTTATGGGAACAATATGAAAGAATTATAAAAGATAAGGGAGCTATAGTATTTACAGCAACTCAACCATTTACAACTTCTTTAATAAATTCTAAAAGAGAGTTGTTTAAATATTGTTGGGTTTGGATTAAAACAAAAGCAAGTAATCATGTAAATGCTAAATTAAGACCTATGGGTAAACATGAGGATATAGTTGTGTTTTCAAAAGGAACAATTGCAAATGGATCACCAAGAATTATGAATTATTATCCTCAAGGATTAAAAAGAATAGATAAAGTTTCTTATAGACCATCTCCTAAGTTTGGTAATATTCAAGGAGTTAGGCCATCACATAAGAATAGTTACATTCAAGAATATGAAGGTTATCCAAATACTGTTTTAGAATTTTCAAATCCAAATAATAAAACAATTCACCCTACACAAAAACCTTTAGAATTGTTTGAATATCTAATTAAAACATACACAAACGAAGGTGAAACAGTCTTAGATAACTGTATGGGATCATTCACAACAGCAATAGCATGTATAAATACTAATAGAAACTACATAGGATTTGAGAATGATGATAAGTATTTTGCATTAGGACAGGAAAGAGTTAGATTACATAATGAAGGGTTAATAATTAATAAATAATATTGTTATATTAAGGTTTGCAACCAATAGCAAGAAGGAGAAATAATATGAAAAATAAGAGTAAAAACAACAAAAATAGTATGAATATCAAAAGACCAAGATTAAACCTAAATTTTGTTGACAACAACTATCAAGATGTAACAAAACACTTGAACAACAATGATATGTTGGCAATTCAATTTAAAGAAGATGGAGTTACTGTTTATATTGAAAAATTAGATAACATTTATGATTGCATAATGGTTAATCCTAATAATTATAAATCAAATGGTGTTACTGCTTGGCAAATGAAAGAAGATGATTTGTTAAAAATGTATGATAAATTATTTAATAGCATTGAATATGAAATATTTGCAGTAGAGAAAGGTAGTTTACTTAGAATCAGAGATATATTTGAAGAAATGATGGATGCTTTAATGTATTTGAGAGATGGTAAGAGTTATGGTGGATATAGGTTGAGGGTGTTGGATTAGAGGTTTTAGTGAGATGAATGATTAAGTATATGGATAGGTATGATAATTTTGTATCTATCCTATTATAACAAAATTAACAAATAAATATTATAATAAAATAAATAGGAGGACATAATAATTGGGAGATATTAGAAAGGTATTTTTAGATGAATTGCCTAAATGTGGAAAAGGGAAGGGTACAGGACATGGTAATGAAGGAACCGTAAACTGGAAAGAATCTATAGGAAAAACTGTTGCTTTTACTTATGATAATATTACTGGAAATATTAAAATAATCGATTGTTTAGTAAAGAACATTGTATTAAAATACAAAGAGTATCCACCATGTACTATAACGATGAGCAGTTTTGTAAATGGAAGTTTAGGTGGTTTATTAAAAGAAGAATTATTCAGACCTAAATACAATAAAAATGATTCGAAAAGAGTAGATTTAAGACTAGTTCCTTTAAATGGGCATGGTATTGATTGGAAACAAGTTGCAAAAGACAATATGATAATACCATTTGTCTATGATGATATAGAAGGATATGTAAAAATTATTGATTATAAAATTAAAGGACAGACATTATTAATAAAATATTCAGATAAACAAATATTTAATATAAAGACCAGTAGTTTTATAAAATGTATGTTAGGAGAATTACTAGGAAAAATTAATCATGAATATACATATATGGAAGATCAAATAATTAAAGATAATAAAAGGAATATAATTATTACTAAGTGTTTTAGGAAAATTGTCGGAAAAGGTGATAAAAAATATTATAAATACAAATGCCTAAAATGTGGGAACGAAGATGAGATAGCTGAAGGAGATATAAACAAAGGCGTTGGATGTAATGCTTGTGGTACTAGCTATAAAAAGATTAAAAGAGGATTAAACGATATAGCAACTACACATCCTTATTTAGTAAAATACTTTGTAGATATTGAAGACGCTTATAAATATAGTTTTGGAAATAGTATAGTAAATGTTTTATTGAAATGTCCTGATTGTGGATTTGAAAAACCAATGAAGTTAGCTACTTTGTCCTATTATAATAAGTTTAGTTGCCCAGTGTGCGGAGACGGTATAAGTTACCCAAATAAATTTATTTTTAATATGCTTGAGCAATTAAAAGACCAAATAGGTATATTTGATAGTGAGAAAACTTTTAATTGGTCAAAAAAGGTTAAATATAAAAATAAAACTACATACAAGAGATATGATTTCTATTTAAATAAATTTAATACTATTGTTGAAGCTCATGGAAAACAACATTATGAAGAATCTACAAAAGAATCTAAATTCATGAATAATTTAAAAGAAGAAAAGGAAAATGATATATTCAAGGAAAATCTAGCAAAAGAAAATGATATAAATGAGTATATTATTATAGACTGTAGTGAGTCAGAACTGGAATTTATTAAAGAAAGTATACTAAATAGTAAATTAAATGAATTATTAGATTTATCAAATGTAGATTGGTTAAAATGTCATGAATTTTCATTATCAAATAGAGTTAAAGAGGTTAGTGACTTATGGAATAGTGGAATAAACAATATTACCGAAATATCTAAAGTTACTGGATTGGAAAAATCAACAGTTAAAAAATACATAAATAAAGGTTTAAAAATGGGTTGGAATAACTATGACGCAAAATTAGAGCATATAAAAAGTGCAGATAAAAATAGACCGCAATTTAAAGTTATGTGTATAGAGACGGGAGATATTTTTAATTCATACCATGATCTTGATAGAAAATCAGAAGATATATTTGGTATTAAGTTGGATTTTAGAGGTATATCTGTAGCGTGTATTAATAATAAACCATATAAGGGTTTTAATTTTAAACGAGTAATCGAGAACGCATAATTAAAAGGAGGAGTAATTACTTGAAAAAAGAAAGTGCATATATCATGAACCTAGAAGCTTGTTACATATATAAAGATACACTAGACAACAAAAAGATTACATACAAAGGCAGAGATTTAGCAAAACTATTCTCTGCCACTATCCCCTATAGTTTAGAAACAATTAGAATGGATAAAATGTTTAAGGATACTTTCTATGAAATACATAACAAACAATATACTAAAGCAATAATAAATGTAACTTTTGATAAAAATTATTCAGTATGGGATGCAGAAAAAGAGTGGAAAGACAAAGAAGATAAAATTCAAAAAGGCAAAAGAATAACTATTGCTAACAGTAAAAAAATTAGAAAATATTTATATACTAACGGATTTACTATGGATAATAAGCATTATATTTTTTATAAAAGAGGTTCTGGAAAAGCAAAAAATGGATATGCATTTTTCATCCAAGAAGATATGAAAAAGGATTTATTAAATAGAAGTAGATTAGGATTAGAATTTGAAGAGAATGAAGAACTGGATCTGACCTCGTTGTTAGCTTATGAATCTTTAATTTCTTCTGGGATAGAATTCACTATTGAATTAGACCCTAAGACAGAAATATTACTAATAGATGATATTAATGGTTTGGAATTCGAAAGTTTAGCAAGTGTCACAAGAGAGAAAGATAAGGAGGTTACTACTAGTAATGAGACATTAAAACTTCAAAATTGTTTGACAGATGGTCAGGGGTTATTGGATGAATCCATCTTTGAAGAATATGAAAAATTAGATAAGGGTTTCATGTTACTTAGAAGTGATATGTTTAAATGTTGTGCTTTTAATACCAAACTTCAAAAATGGTTTGAATTTAATAAAATAAAAGTTGTAAAAGATATGTTTGGAAATGATTATGAAACATGTAAGATAAAATTAGTTACTACTCCTAATTCATTAAAGTTTTTGAAATTTGCTTATAAGTTAGGAGATAAAAGTAAAAAAGAGTGTCATGAGTATTGGCAAGATAATATTGATAGTGTATTTGGAGTAGTAAAATGTGATAAACAAGGTAATTTCGGTAATTACAATAGAACCACATATCAATTATTAAATAGTATTCCTAATCTATCATATGATGATTTAATGGAAATAACAAAAATAGAGAGAGAATATGTAATGCTACTTAAAAATGATAGTGCTGTATTTAGAAATTATCTATGTGCAGATGCAGAAGAAAGTTTAAAATTTGAAAAGTCTTTAGAGGAAGAAAATATAAATGAGTTTGAAAACATAGACTTAATCAATACATTACTATTAGTTAATTCAGATATTCAATATACTAAAAAATTTAAAAAGATGAAAAGTGAGTTAATTGCTAATTATATAAAACATCTCAGAGAAGGTAAGATAAGAATGAAAGATACTAAATATGTAACTTTAATATCTAATCCTTATGAAATGTTGTTAGCATCAATAGGAAAATATGAAAACAAATCAATTATGCAAGGCAGAGAAATTTATTGTAAATATTATAAAGATGGTCAAGAATTTTGTGTTACGAGAAACCCCCATATTAACGCTGGAAATGTAATGTATACTAAAAATAAATATCATAAGGAATATAACGAATGGTTTAATTTCACTAAAAATATATGTGCTATCAATTTCTTTGACAATGATGCCCCTGATCGTCTACAAGGTTGTGACACCGATAGCGACACAATTCTACTTATTACGACAAATATTTTATCAGAAAAAGCTAAATATTGCGAGGAAAAATTTCCGACACCAATAAATAGAATTCAAGGGAGTTCAAAACCAAGGAAAAATAATATGGCAGAATTACAAAAACTTGATGTAATTTTAAGCGATAATTATATAGGTCGTATTGTTAACATGAGTCAAATAATAAATTCATATTTAAATGATGCAATTTCAAAAGAAGAACCAAAAGAAATAATAAATGAATTGTATCAAGCAAGTAGTAGGTTATCTAGCATGAGTCAGATTGAAATTGATAAAAGTAAAAAGGTTTTTGATAATATAAGCATGAATAAAGAACTAAATAAAATTCGTCAAATTGAATACATAAGATATATTGAAGAAAATGATAAATTTGATCAGTTAGCCAAGAAGATGGTTGTACCAAAATTCTTTAATATGATTTCTCAATCTAATGAATATAGAATTTTTGAAAAGTTTAATACACCATTAGATACATTACAAGAAGTGTTAATATTTGATGGTGGTAAAAGGTTAGATGGAGATAAAAATATAGAATTTAATGATTTATTGGTAACAAATTCAAGATATGTTGATGGGATATGTAGAAAAAGACAGTTTGACAGTATATATAATATAGTTTTGAATTGTGGAAAAAAAATAAGTGGTTTGAGAATTAAAACGTGTACATTAAATGATAAAGCAAAAAAAACAGTAGAAAGAAAAGAAAGAAAAGAAGCAGTTGAAAAATTAAAAAAAATCAATATTAGTAATGCCACAATTTTAGGATATTTAAAATTATCTTTCAGTAGTAAAAATGAAGATTATAGTAAACATTCTATGCTATCTTTAAATTTATTATTTCTATCCCATAAGATTGAAGTCCTTAATTGTTTTAAAAATGTAAATATGGATAATGATGAACTTTTAGTTAAAATAAAAAAAATAAGTGATTATAATATTTTTGGAAATGCTTATCAAAAAGTAAAGAGAAAAGAGGTTATGATTAAGCAAAATGATTGAAAGATATGGGGTAATATATAAAATAACAAATACTATAAATAATAAAGTATACATAGGACAAACAACAAGGTCTTTTAATATTAGGTATCATAACAATATAAAGAAATATACCAATATTTATCTAAAAAGATCCATAGATAAATATGGTATTGATAATTTCTTAATAGAAGAAGAATTTGATGTAGCATATTCTAAAGAAGAATTAAACGAAAAGGAGAAAAAATATATAGAACTTTTTAACAGTAATGATTATAATTTTGGATATAATCTTAAATCTGGTGGAGATAATGTTGGAAGAATAAAAGGTAAATACAAAGCAGATATATTATTAAGGCAAGGTGTTCAGATATTCTGTAAAACTACCTGTGAAATCTTTCTTTCTATAGCAGACGCAAGTGAAAAATATGATATTGGTAGACATGCAATAGCAAAACAATGTAATGGTGAAAAAAATTATAAAAAAGAAACTTTTTATAATAAAGAATTAGATAAATATATGGAATTTGAATATTATAAAACTGATAACAATGAAACAACTAAAAAAATTCCAATAGTATGTTTTACTACTGGACAAAAGTTTGAAAGTATTAATGAAGCAAGTAAAAAATTAAAAATTAATCATCAGACAATAAGTAATATTTTGAATAATAATAAAAATAATTATTCAAAAAACATGGGTTGGTTTTTATGTATTTATATGATTATATTTTAGAAAATTATGGTGAAATGTACATTTTAAAAAAATCGTCCTCTACAATCCGCCTGTAGCAAGGGTTTCAGAAATACTTAATTGCGTGTATATGGTATATAAGCGTTTGGTCGATACGTTTATATATTTATACACAAAAACAACAATAAAAACTCCAAATTAAAAGGAGCATCAATAACAGCAAATTGGAAAAAATCACAAAACAAGAAATGTCATACTTAATCAATCTAAAAATTATTAAACAATACCACGGATCATTCGGGGATTCCTTGGTGGTCACAGGTAAATATGGAAAATGTCGTGGGAAACAAAGGTTTACAACAGATGCTATTTTTAATTATCTATTAAGACTAAAGAATCAAGATAATATTAAAAAGGACATAAATGATATTAAAAAAAATCAACAATATTTATTTGAATGAGGAGAAATAAAATATATGGATGATAAATTGTTTTACTGTTACTCTCCTATTCTTAAAAAAGCATTATTACACAATGGTTTTAGGTATTTACATACTGGCATTAATAATAAAACCAATAAATATTTTTGGGTATTCAATAATACATCAGAATTAGATAAATATTTTCATCTAAAATATCAGTTAGAGAGAGAAAATTTTAAATAAGAATTTCTATTTACTTTAAAAAATTTACTATAAAGGAGTTGTTTATTAAATGTCAACTAGAAAAAGAAAACATTATTATGAAAATGTTAAAATTTATGTTGAAAATTTGGGTTATATATTAATAGATAAAATTTACATAGATATAAATTATAAACTAACACTTAAAGATTCTGAAGGATATTATTTAAGTATTGCTTTTAATAATTTATATCATGGAAAAACTCCTATGCGATTTCATAAGCAAAATCCATACACAATACAAAATATAAAACTATGGTGTATTTTAAACAATAAACCTTTTGAATTGATGAGTGACGTATATGTAAATGCTATAACAAATCTTCAATGGCAATGTTTAAAAGATGGTTGTAGAGAAATATTCGAAGCGACATGGAATGCTATTATGTCTGGTCAAAATAATTGTCCATATTGTATTAATCAAAAAGTATGTTTATCTAATTGTCTAGCAACAACCAATCCTAAAGTAGCATCAGAATGGCATCCAAATAAAAATGGAGACTTAACTCCTTATGATGTCACTGAGGGTAGTGGTAAAGAAGCATGGTGGTTATGTAACAAAAATATAAAACATGAATGGAAGACAGAAATTAAAAGAAAAATGGGTTGTCCTTATTGTTCCCACGGACATTTACCTTCTGAAGATTATAATTTATTGTTAGATAATCCTAAATTATGTGAAGAATGGGATTATAATAAAAATCCTAAAAGACCGGAAGAGTACACTCCTCATAGTGGACAATTTGCACGGTGGAAATGCAAAGAGTGTGGATATGAGTGGGAATCAGTCATTGCGAGTAGAAATAATGGAATTGGTTGTCCTGAATGTGCAGAGTCCAAAGGTGAAATTATAATCAGAGAGTGGTTAAGATCGCATGGTATATATTACATTCCTCAAAAAACTTTTGAAGGATTGATAGGTGTAGGTAATGGGTTGCTATCTTACGATTTCTATATTCCTAAATATAATTTGCTGATTGAGTTTCAAGGAGAACAACATGAAAGATTTGTTAAAGGAATGCACAAAACAATAGAAGATTTTGAGAGACAAAAAGAACATGATAGACGTAAAAAGGAATACGCAGAAGTAAATAAATATAATTTTCTAGAAATATGGTATTATGATATAAATAATATTGAAAAGATATTAGATAACATAATTACAACAAAATAAACAGCAGAGGATTGATTGCTATTGCTCAGTAAGAAGATTTTCGTAGACACAAATATCCTCTTAAATGAAAAATTTGTGTTCGCTGATTATCAAACTATTTATATAAGTATAACAACTATTGAAGAATTAGACCATCAAAAAACACATGAAAGACTTGGGTATTTTGCTCGTCAAGCAGTTAGAAATATAAAAGATGCTGATAATGTTAAAAAGGTGCTAGATTACAAATTTGAAGGTGCTAATAGATTTTTACAACATGGAAATGATAATCACATTCTTGCAATGGCATATGAAACTTGGTGTAAAGATTCTGAAGTAACTCTGCTGTGTGATGATTATGGCCTTACTGTAAAAGCAAATGCTTTAGGCATCCCTTGTGAACTCTTTGAATACAAAGAAGATGAAAATTACAAAGGATATCAAGAATTATCTGGTGATACGAATTTTATTAATAATCTATTTGATGATATTTCTAAAGGTAAAAATGATTATGGATTTGTAGTTAATGAATATTTAACATTACGTAATACAGATTTAAAAACTAAACCTGTAGATTATAGATTCGATGGTAAGAAATTTGTTGCATTAAAATTGCCTGACTCTAAAGTAATAAAAGGTATGAATAATCAACAAAGATTTGCATTAGATTTATTGGGTAATAAAGATATACCAATTAAGGTTATAGCCGGAGGTTTCGGAAGTGGCAAAACAATATTATCAGTAAAAGTTGGACTTGATCAAGTAACATCTAAAGAGATATACAAAACTCTTATGTTTGTGAGAAATCCACTCCCTGCTGATGGAACTGACATCGGATTTTTACCAGGAAGCAAAGATGAAAAGATTTATGATTATTGTAGACCATTTTTACAATACATAGAAGATCCTAACAATCAATTCTATGCTGAGAATTTAATCAGAAATGAAAAGATTAAAATGGATGTTGTTTCATTTTTGAAAGGAATTTCAATTGATGATAGTTATGTAATTATGGACGAAGCAGAAGACCTAAATACTAAACTTATTAAACTTGTTGGTTCAAGAATTGGAGATACATCTACTATTGTATTTACAGGGGATTGGAAGCAAGCAGAAAATAGGTATAAATATGACAATGGATTACTTAAAGTAATCAAAAAAGGCAAAGGGAATCCATTAGTAGGAATTGTAGTTTTAGAAGATGATGTAAGAAGTCCTGCTAGCAGATTCTTTGCTGATTTGTAGGATTATAAAATATTTTCCGTACTACCTAATTTGAGTAGATACGCTAGTGGATACAAACTGCTCCTTCTCTCTAATTAAATTTAAGGAGGGTAGATATATTAACCAAAATCATTGAAGAATGGTCTTTGTGCTTAATAAAAAAGTACAATGCACCAATATTAACTACTAATCTGACACTCACAAGGTTTTAGATTAAAATACCATTACATCATAACAATTAATAACAAAAAATAAAAAATAATAATAAAAAAGGGGATATATTAAAACATGAACAAACAAGAATTAATTTCCGCAATTTCCGAGATCACAGGTCAAAGTAAAAAAGACACTGAGGCGTTTCTAACAGCATTTACATCCACAGTAATTACAGAAGTAGCAAAAGGCTCAAAAGTTCAATTAGTTGGTTTCGGCAATTGGGAAAAACAAGCTACCAAAGGTAAAGAGGGTACAATTCAATTTGGTGATCGTAAAGGTCAGAAATGGGTCTCTGAGGATTCTTTCCGTATTAGTTTCAGTGCAGGTAAGGTATTTAAAGATGCCGTAAAAGCGTAGTAAATTAAATTAATAATCTTGTATCGCACAGTAGTCCTTATATTTAAAAGATATTTTTAGATATAAGGCAAAGCGATACATTGCAATAATATTTAAGCGTAAGGCAAATTTTTTAATACAAATGATAATTCATAATAACATTAAAATAAAATAATAAAGGTGGAATAATTAAAATATGTCAATTAAAAAAGAAGAACTCAAAAGTATTAAACTTAGTGCTAAAGGAATTCTCGTAGCTCTGGATGATGAGGGATTCCATGTAGAAGATGAAAAAGATGGTACTGTTGAGGTTTTGTCTTTAGATGAAATTAAAGAACTTCTTATTGGTAAATCTGTCACCATTGCATTTGCAAATAAGGAATTATTTGAACAGGAATAATTTTATTCATAATTAATTTATAAGAAAAAACATGATAAGCAGAGTTTTTGCTAGGCGAAATTTTAATATTAATTGTTAATTAAATATAGTTAATATTATCAAGACGCTAAAGATTTTTATATGCTTATAATTAGATTAACAAATTTTATGAAGGAATTGTAGAAGATTTATCTTCCTCGAATTATAAACTAATTCGGTTTCAAGTGTAATTCCTTCATAATAATAAATAATGGATGGATAGGGCAGTTGAAAAACGTAAGTCCAACCACAACAAATTGAATTGAGCTAATAACTCTAACAAAGAAGTAAAATTTCAAAATTTAAATTTGAAAGAAGGAAATAATAAATGTCTAATTCACAAAACACTAATTCATTAATTTCACTAAAAGAGTCATTTAGGATTCTGAATATTCTCGATCAACACACATCTTATCTTTTATCTTATATTTCTAACAAATCAAATTCATTAAAAGTAGAGGAAATTCATTTAAAGTCAAAAGTAACAGAAAATCAAGATGAAACAATTGATCAAACTACAGAGCGTCAATATAAATGCTCTGTAACAGATATTTCTTTTCTAATTTCTCAGCTTATTAGTCAGAAACTAGAATTGTCTCTCGCTATAGAAAATGCAAAGAAAGATTTATTCCTTGATTGGGAAGAACAAGGAGAATATCTAACGCTAGATACGGGTATTTTATTTGCCAAAAAGAGTAGAGAATTATCTAATAATCTTAAATATTTACTTGATTTAAAACCATCTGAAGCTAAATCACAAGGGAAAGATTATATATTTAATCTGGAGAAAAATCAGGTTGAATATAAATATCCAATAGAGAAAAAAGTATCTTTAGATTTTAACAGAAATGAGATTAATACTTTATATAAATCAATGCTGAATCGTTCAAACACATTGTCTATTCAGATAGAAAAAGCCATGATGCAAGATATTGTAAAATTTACACCGATTTATGATATTTTATCCTCTACATCAGAAATTGTTGAAGAATATTTAGTAAGTAAGTAACAATAATCTAATTAACTATGACAATAATAAGGGAATTACCTAACCACACTTCCCTTATTAAACAACTAACCAGAAGCAAAGCAAGATAGACTATTTTATATACATCTGAAATTAGATGTAAATTCAAATTACACAATTATCAAATAATGCATAATTATGTAGATTTACTTTACATAACTGGAAACATGAAGAATAAACAGGTTTTACTTTAATAGTAAAAACAAGAAATCGCTAATCATTTTCATTAAACGTAAAATCACTATTCGCAAATTCGATATGACATTAATTTCATTATTACGCAAATACAATAATCGCTTCGCTAATCACACTCAAATAATAAAATTTAGAAGAAATTCTAAAACTGATTTAAATATAAAAATGGCAATATCTCATTAGAGGTATTAATAATAAATAGTATGGACATAACAATAAATTCATAAAATAGTCTTATTTTGCAATGCTTTTTGGTTAAATATATTACACTTTCAAAAAGAGATTGGACGAGTGCCTTTCTTAAATTTTAACATACTAAAGAGGTTTGATAGTTTAACCTAAATAAAAACTATCATTATAACAATATCTCAATTAAATGTTTCATTTAATCAAGTCATAATTTGTTTTAACACAATCATACCACTTATGATTTTAAGATGAATACAGGGGTGTTTGTGTGGATCTGAGATGATTTTGTTTAGTTAGTTTATTCTCTTAATAAGGAGATGAATTTATAATGGAAATTGAAATGGAAAAATTTAATAATAATTATGACATAGACAATGCGGATACTACTTGCCCTTCTTGTAAAAATGAGAATAAGAGATATTGGTTGGCATTCTTTTATGATAAGACTTATTTGGTTTGTAGGGATTGTTGGTATAATGAGGAAATTTGAGAAATAGTAAAAACCGAAAAGAGGTAATCGAATGATAAACAATAACGAAGTTGTATTTATCTATAATCTTCGACAAGCTGATTTTTACTTTAGTAAAGGTATATTACCTTTAAATGTGGGGGTAGGGTCTAAAAAAGATACTTATGTTAAATTTGCTAAGAGCGATGAATTAATGTCTGCATTTAAAGAATGGTGCAATATGAAGACTCCGATAACTAAATAATAATATACTTGATTTCAAAACGAAAGGACTAGGTGAATAATAATGATAAACGATAATACAATTTTAGAAGTAATTGAGGAATACAAGAACAAGAATAAAGATTTTACTATAATTATAAAAACAGAGAAACTAACTAAAAAATACCACTACAATGTTGATGGACAAATTAATGAAGTTATAGAGGGAAAATTTTACGAAGAGGGAAAGTTTATGGATAAATTGTTTGTTGATTATTTTATAACTAAATATGACGTTGTTTATAGTAAGGGTACAGGATTTCTAATTTTCAATGGAGAAATTTGGGAGAATTGTTCTGACTTACATATACAACAATTAATTGCAACAATACTAGAATTAGAAGACCAATTAACAAACGCAAAAATAGCTTCTACTTGTAAAATGCTTATAAATCAAGTTAACAATGACAAATTAGCGGAATTACTTAATTCCAATAGAAATAGATTAATAATAAAGAATGGAACACTGGATATTACAGACATTGAGAATTTTGTTTTCTATGAGAATGAGTTTTTCAAAGAAGATTATAGTACAATTCAATTGAATGTTAATTATGATGTAAATGCAATTAAAAATAATGCCGTTAATTGGAAATATTATATGACTTTTACATTTGAAAATGATACTGAAAGAATGAAATTAATTGGAGAGATGCTTGGATATTGTTTAACACCAAATTGCAAGTTCCATAAATCATTTATGCTAGTAGGAGAAGGGTCTAATGGTAAATCAGTATTATTAGATATAATGGATTATATATGGGGTAGTAAGAACATAAGTGACGTTGACATCTGTGAGTTAGATAAACCATTTGCAAGAGTAAGTTTATTCGGAAAACTGATTAACAAATCATCAGAAATAGAAGGTAATCTAAAGACAACATCCTTCTTCAAAAAGATAGTTAGTGGTGATATGTTGGATGGAGAATTTAAAAACAAGGATAGATTCTCATTCCCTAGTACAGCAAAATTAATATTTGCTATGAACTCGTTACCAGTCACTAAGGATAAATCTGATGGATTGTATAGAAGACTGTGTATCATCCCTTTTAACAAACAATTCAAAGGCGATGAAATTGATATCGATCTGTCTGAAAAATTAAAATCAGAGGCAGATGGGATATTCTTTTTTGCGTTACAAGGTTTAAAAAGATTACATAAGCAAAAGAAATTTACTGAAAGTATTGAAGTTAATAATAAACTTGAAGAGTATAAATTAGATAGCAATCCAGTAAAACAGTATATGGAGGAAAAATATATTGTTGTAGAGGATGAAAACAAAGGTATAAAAAGTGGAGATTTATATGAATCATATACAGTTTGGTGTGGAGATAATGGTTTTATGAAAATGAACAATGTAAACTTTGGCAAAGAATTAAAGAGATTAAATTATAATAAGAAACAAAAGAAAATAAGTGGTAAGGTAGTATGGGTTTTTGAAAAATTAGATAAAAGGTAACAGGTTGTATGTTAGGTTGTATGTGAAACTATTTTACATACAACCTCTAAAAATACTACTGTGATAGTAATTATATGGTATAAGTTGTAGGTTGTATATTAAATTTATTAATATTAAAAAATAAATAATATTAAAATCATATATAGAATAATATCTATAGTAAATTTTTAATTTTCACATACAACCTATTACCTATTGATAAAAGCCTTATGGTAAAAGGGTTTTTAAAGGTTGTATGTGGTTGTATGTGAAAAGTATACATACAACTTTTATTACATATTCATGAAGTAATTTTGAAGCTCTGCTGAAAAATTGCGTAATGATGGCCTCCCGCAAAGGGACAAATGTCAAAATGATAAATACAGTTATTGGTATAATAATTTAGTAAAATATAATTAATTATCATGTGACATGTCAAGGAACGATGGTTTGCGGTCAAAGCGTTGACCTTCCAAATTTCGCAAGTGTGCTCAATTTGGGATTTATCCTTTTAAATTAAATTTTGTTTTATGGTTTGATTATGAATAATAAAATAAATATATAGGGTGGTATTAAGATTTATTGGACAGTAAATTAATTGACATCTGTTACAAAAAATATAGAAAACAGATTAACACTAGTTGGTCTGAATTGGCTGATACATGGGGATTTGTAAGTGCTGAAGCAATTCGAAGTAAGTTTAAGAAATATCGTAAAGCAAATGGAACTCTTAAAGCAAGAGATATTGTTCTTAGTAAAGTTGATAGTAAACAAGAAGTTGCATTATCGGATATTGAAATAAAAGAAATAAATCTCAAAAAAGAAAGAATAAAACTTCAAGATTTAAGAACATCTATAAACAAAGACATACGATACCTTGCCCGTAAAGAATCTTTGAATGACTTGATTAAGGAGTCAATTAAAGATTTAAAACCATTGGAATTTATTAAACCAGAACATACATATGGTGAAGATAATGAAATGGTTGTTCAAATTTCAGATTGTCATTTTGGCCTAACTGTAGATAATGAATTTGAGAAATATAATGAAGATGTTTTTCTTAAAAGATTAGCAAATTATACATTGCAAATATTAGATATTAAGAAGAAAGAAAAGATTAATAATTGTCATTTATGCTTCTCAGGCGATGCACTAAGTGGTTTAATTCATGAAACTATAGTAAGGAATAATCAATATGGAATTGTTGAACAAACTAAAAGGTTTTCTGAATATATGTCTAAGTTTATTGAGAAATTAAGCAATCATTTTGAAGAAATTATTGTGCATTTTGTAACAGGAAATCACAGTCGGAATAATGAATTTAAGGATAAAGCAGAAAACAAAGATAGATATGAGAATTTTGTATTAGAATTTATGGAATTGAGAACTGCAAATTTAAAGAATGTTAAGTTTGAGAAATCAATATTAGATAATACAATTGCTGAATTTTATGTTAAAGGTTTTTATTGTTGCTTGAGTCATGGCGATAATGATGTGCCTAAAAATGCTCCTAGTAGGTTTTTATCATTATTAGACAAGAAAACTAAATTCATTTTCTTGGGTCATAGGCATCGCTTTGAAGTAATTACTGTAGATAAATGTAAAGTTATTACAAGTGGGGTTTTCGTTAATTTCGATGAATATTCGACTAATCATAGATATGTTGGTGAAGCAAGTCAAACTGTAACTATTATAGGTAATAAGGGGTTTATTTGTGCTTACGATTGTGTGATTTAATAATAATTGAAAGGTAACTTACAAATATGGAAATTATGATTCCAACAAATAAAACATTAGAAGAAATGAAATTAAATGATTTTCTCTCTCATAATCTTATTTATCTTGACTGTGAGATTGATCGTGAGTCACAAGTAATGTTCTGTAGGCAGTTGCGTAAATTAGCAACTCAAGAATTAGCAAAACCTAAAGAAGAACAAAAACATATTAAAATTAGGATTTCTAGTTTTGGTGGATGGGTAGTATCTGTTTTTGCAATGGTTTCAGATATGGAATATTGGCAAGAGAAAGGTATTATTATTGAAACATATTGTGATGGATATTGTGCTTCAGGCGGTAGCAAAATTTTAATGACTGGAAGCAAAGGTCATAGATATATTACTAGATATGGATGGGTTCTTGTACATCAACCTCAATATGGAGGTCATAATTGCACTCTTCAAGAGAAAATTAATGACATGAAGTACGATTTAAAAGACTGGGAAATATTGAAATCAATAATGAGAAAACATACTAAACTTACAGAAGATGATATTAATAATTTCACTGAAAAGAATCTTGATGTAACTTATTATCCGCAAGAGTGTATTGAGAAGTCAATTGTAGATTTTATAATGTAGATAAAATAATTTGATAAATAGGAGAATAAAATATGTGCGATAACTGCAAAGAAATAACATCAGAAACCTCAGAAACATCTAAACCAGATACAGAACAAAATAAAACCTCCCCACTAGACGACATACTCATGTTCACAGAACCATTTTCTATCATTACTGATAATCTAGAAAATGATCCTGCTATTCAAATTGATAAAGATGAATTTATCAAAGGAATGAAAGAAGCAAGTTATTTTTCTGGATTTTATACTTGTTTGATTAATTCAGGTATGTCTATGGAGGATGTAGTTTCTATTATTATGAACAAAATGAATGTTGATCACAATATTATGATGTCACAAATACAAACTAATGGAAGTATTGAAGTTTCTAAGAATAGTGTATTGTTGAAGGAAAAAGATATGCTTTAGGTTTTATTACAATATAAGTAATGCAATCTAAACTTAACAAATAAAATAAAAATAAAATAATAAAAGCGAGGAATAAAAATATGCGTATTTTTCAAACTCAAAGTATGTGGGATGCTAAAGAAGGTCGATGGTATGAGGTATTTTCTGTTGATGGAGAGCAAGTTTCTGGTGAAGAATATTTCCGTGAGTTAGAGACTGAACAGTGTTTGGAAGATGATGAAGTTGAATCAGAAGAGGAATATTGTAAATGCTGTAACTGTGAAAATAAATGCGATAATTTTGAATGTACTTGTCAATTAGATGATGAAGAAGTGGAATATATTAATGAATATGAATGTGAGGATAATGAATTAAAAGAACAATGTGAATGCCCTATCTGTAAAGCAGAACAAGAAGTTAAGGAATTGGATTGTTTCTGTGAAGAATGTTCAGAAGATTATATGAAAGAATTTATTAATGAGTGTTTAGAACATGTTTTTAATGGTTGTCCTGATTGTACTATTGAAAGCATTGTAAAATTAGCTTTTAAATGCAAGGAATTGGGAATAGAAAGTGCTAAGTATAAGATGTATGAGTTTTTAGAGGATTAATTTAATTAGATTATAAAATAAAATCTAAGTTTTATTTTGGGTGATTTAATTAATATTTTTACAGTAGATATACTCCATTAAGAAAATTAATGGAGTTTCTTGTATTGTAAAAACAATGCAAATAAAAATAACTGACTTTAATATTTAGAGTTTAGTCAGTGCTCTAGAAAGATATAACTTAATAAAAATATTTGCTCTAACTAACTTTAAAAATAGGAGTACCTAGTTAGTGTACTGTTCAAAGAGCATTATTTAATTCTTAAAAGGAGGAATTGATAATGCTTAATGGGAAAATAATTGATAAAACAGATAAAGGATTAATGGGGATATATAAGGTTGTTAATTTAATCAATAATAAATTATATGTTGGAAGTTCAATAGATTTATACAGAAGAATGAAAGAACATATAGGTAGTTTGAAGAATAATAAGCATTTTAATTATCATTTGCAAAATTCTTGGAATAAACATGGTCAAGAATTTTTTGTATTTAAAATAATAGAATACATAAATGATAAAAAATTACTAACTAAAAGAGAACAACATTGGATGGAAATATATAATGTTTGCAATCAAGATTACGGATATAATATTAATCCAAAAGCAGATAATTGTGCGGGTAGACCTATGCAAGAAAAAACTAAGATAAAAATATCTAACACACTTAAAGGAAGAAAATTAGAACATACCACAGGAGAAAATAATCATTTATCAGTATTAACTGAAGAACAAGTAAAAGATATTAAGTTGAGATTATATAATGGAGATTACATATATAAAATCCATAAAAATTATACTAATATTTGTTTAGATACTCTGTATGATATTAAAAACAATGAAACTTGGAAACATATATTACCAGAATTAGATTTAAAAAACTGTAAAAGAAAAAATAATTCAAAGTTAAATGATCAAGAAGTTATTGAAATTATTAAATCAGACTTAACAATTAAAGAATTAGTTAATTTATATAAAGTAAGTAAAGTAGTAATTGGAAATATTAAAAGAGGCGTTACTCATAAAGATATTATAGTTGATGAAACATTAATTAAATATACAAAATTACGAGAAGGGAAAATTAAACTCAATAAAGAAAAAGTATTAGAAATAAGAATGAAAATATCACAAGGATATGATTTAATTTTATTAACAGAAGAATATTCAGTAAGTATATCTACAATTAGAGCAATTAAAAATTATAAAATTTGGAAAGACGTTTTAATTACGACAATGTAAGATTTGTGGGAAAGTTAGTGGATCTAGTAGTAAGTTTTGTGATAGATGTGGGAGTTATTTGGAGTGATATAATTTATATAATTAAATAATATTTTTACAGTAGATAAGGAGCATCATTGATTTGGTGCTTCTCTTTGTATTGTAAAAATGCAATGCAAATTTATGAGTGAAATGAGGTGAAATTAAAAATGACAGAACAAAAAAAAGAAAATAAGGATGAAGAGAGATATGTTTATATCTACAATCCAGAGCAAGCTTCATTCTATATGGAAAATGGGGTTATGGCAAAATCAACAGGGATTCATCCTAAAACAAAAAGAGTCTGGTTTAAATTTGGGTTTAATGACAGCTCAGACGTGTACAGTCAGTGGTGTGTTAGAAATAGATGATTATTTATGATTGACAAAATAAAAATGAAAGAAGGAATTAATAATGGCAAAGAAAAATGAGTTAGTAATCAAAGGCAAGACAAAAGTTTGTGGAATAAATATTCCTAATGTTTATGGTGGGTTTAGTGGTAATCAAAAAGTGATGTTAGTAAAAACTATTTCAGAATTACACAAAAGACCTCTTGGAGATATAAATAAATTAATCAACGATAATATTAAAGATTTTGAGATAGGAATTGATATTTTAGACTTAAAAGGCGATAAAGATTTCGCTATGGTTTTGATTCAGAGCGAAATTTATACTAAGAACGCATTAAATGCTAGTAAGAGTTTATTTTTATTGTCTCAACAAGGATATACTGTTTTGCTTAAATTACTTGAATCAGAATTAGCCATGAAACAATATAAAATAGTAATTAGAGATTACTTTAAGTTAAAGGAAGAAAAAGAACTTAAAGAAACTAATATAATATATCTTACAAACGAAGAGGTAGAACAATTAGTAGTAAGAAAAGATTGTACAATTAGACGTAATAGAGAAACTAAGTCTATATCAACATTTATTCATAGAGGCGAATTGCCTAATAATCGCAATACATATGCTTCTTTGACTAATCTTACATATGACATTTTATTTGGTATGTATGCTAAAGAAATAAAAGAGTATTTAGATTTAAGACAACAAGACAATCTTAGAGATTTTCTTTCAACTCCTGACTTATCTCTAATTAGAGAAGTAGAAGATGAAATAGTATGGATGTGTAAAAAAGGATATACTTGGAGGGAAATTTATAGAGATTTAGTAAAAGAATATCCTGATCAGGTTGAACCTGTTAGGGCAGAGAAATCTATTAAAGAATTAAAGAAAGCGAAGAAATTTGCTATTGATAGTAATGAGTTTAAGAAGTTGACTTAATGGTTCACCATTAAATGTCGTACCTTTTAATAAATAATATTTCCTAAATCATAAGACGCTTGAGCAATCAGGGGTTTTCTGTGTGGATGGGAATAATAGAGGAGAATGTAAAATGTCTATAAAAATATCTATAATTGATTTTTATTACGATAGATTAATGGATATAGAAGATATTATAAGTAAAGAAGCAAAGATGTTTACTATTACATAAAAAATATCATATTTATAAAGCTCCAGAACCGTTTTTCTGTACGGATGAGAATTGGAAAGCTCCAGATGTAAAAGATATGCCGAAAAGATTAGA